GAAGAAACACAACTGGTAATATTTTCTTCATTACCTGCACCCCATCCTTTCCATAACCATACCGGCCAAGGTGCCATATACCCAGATGTTGCTTTTCTCGTTGAAGTAGCTGATGTAGATACGGTTTGCCTTTTCGTTTGGGTTGTCTTGCTCACCAAGCAAACATTTTGCTTCTTTTTCTATCCAGCGTTTACAGTGGTTACCACACTTGACTCTTACAGTGTCTTCATCAGACCCAAGGATGCGGAGTATCTCTAATGCTACCTCTAATGTGATGGTTGGTAACTTCATTACTTGTCCTCCTTTATCATTCTGGCGTGTTGTCTGCAGTACAGCCCTGCGGGACTGTGACCGCCCCGGCGAGCGAGTTCGCCTCGTATCACTTCGAGACGGATAACGTCCTTTGTGGGCAGATTGTTATTGTTCCAAATCTGCTCCAAGCGCTCCTTCTCCTGTTTTAGCTCGTCAGTACTCATACGCTTTAACGCTGCTTTCGTAAGCTGTTTCATATTACTTGTCCTCCCTCTTCCCGTTGCGGTAGGAGCGCACGGTCTCCTTAACCACCCGTATCACGTATACAGCGCCGTCGTGTGTCTTGCTCTCCTTCTTGGCCCGTTTGTAAGCCATGGTGTCTTTGTCGTGTACAGATATACCAAGGCTTACGCACTCATTCTTCTCGTCCTTGTATACCTTCCTTACGTGATACCTGGTATTGTGTTCCAGTTTCATATTAGTTGTCCTCCCTTTCTAAGCAGCCATTACATGTCCAGCAATCGTGTTCACTTGAGTACCACGCCTTTGATTTGTTAACCATCTTTTTACAGCAATGACACTCAACCCAGATAATATCTTTGTCTCCTCTAACGTCATTAACATTGGTATGGGTGTCCTCCTCTTCTCCCTCAACAGGGATGAACTCTTTACCTTCTTTAATACAGGCTTCAAGCATCGTGACGGCCACGTTGTTATCGGGGTGCTTGTTGTCTATCTTGATTACGAACTGTTGCTTACCTTTAGCGATTGCCTCGCCAACCAGTTTTAAAGCCAGTGCTGCACTAAATGCTAATGTACGGGTTTCCATGTTAATTACCCTCTTATGCCTCGCTGTTCAGGTTATTGTGGAATGTTTCCATCTGCTTGAGTGTCGCAAACATTGGAGCGCGGAAGTTATATTTATACTCTCCGCATGAGGTACACTTGATTGATAAGCAGGCTCCATAGCTTTTCAGGTATTCATGTTCGGTGGTACACTCGCAGCCCTGAGTGCAGAACTCCCACTTTGTAACAGTGTATCTATCTTTGCTCTGATAGTCGCTCATATTACTTGTCCTCCTCTTCTAAGGCTAGATTGCAATGTGCACACGTTACTTTCCCCAAGTCGCTCGTTACTGGTGTGCTGGCAAAGATGTAGAAACCGCATTCTGTTCTTGAGGAGAGCACTCCATCCTTACTGTAACATACATTAAGCCTACCCATCTTATCTGTCCTCCTTAAAGGTTGATTTGTTTCTGAGATTTGCCATCGGTTGAGGACACGCCACGCCTCACTGCAATGTCCTTACCTGCTTTATAGCCGTCCTCAGTGGCGCCACTGTGGCCATCGCTGCGCTCACTGTGACTAAGGCTTCTGAGTTTAAATTCTTTGGCTATATACTTCTTTAAGACGCTGCCCTTTACGACCATTAGTTCTGTGCCGTTTGCAGTAGTCGCTTTGGTTTTGCGTTGTTCTTTACTGAGGGTATTGTTGATACCATAAACGCAAGACTTGGCAAAGCTTTTACTTACGGCATCTATGTACGATCTGCCTGATGCCCCCTCTTTACGCTTTGCGTCGGTATAGTCGCGTGTTAGCTTTTCTACTGCGCGCATCAGGTACATCAGCACATAGTTGGCGACCTCAACATCATCTTTGGCACCTACTATAACGATGTGCCCCTTGATGCCAAAGAGGGTCTGGACATAGAAGTAGTGGTTAATGGTGTGGCATAAATTGTACTGCCACCGTTTCAATTTTTTATAGTATCCCCATTCACCATTAGGGCCTCTGGGGATTTGTGTCCGATGCTTAATCATTTCAGCCGTCTCAAGCTCCACGTCTGTCATTGTGAGGTTATGTTTCTCCAGTAGAGCACGAGCACGTTCTGTAGCCAGTGCGGCTTCGTGTTCGTTAGGGCTGTTTGAGAGTGCCATCAGTTTTTTTATCTTGTCGGCTATTTTGCTTTCCATGGTTATTACTTGTCCTCCTCGTTCTTCCCCTGTGGGGAGTACTTGTTAAACAACGCGGTGCGCTTGTCCAGGTCTTTAATGATATTACGGACGCATACGAACTGGTCTACCTCAAACCTTACTTTCCACTGTTCTGTGTCGGGGGTGCTACCACGTACGATCTGTGTCAACAACATCGCTCTGTCCTCGTAGAAGGGGGTGCCATTACCGTCGACATTAAAAATGTCCACTACATCGCCTTTCTTTAGCATTATAAAGGTCTCCTTTCATCTTTGAGGCTTTCCATTTCCCTGTTGATTGTGTCAGGGTCAGGTCCGCTTAAGACCCCATCCGGGTCAAGGTACTCGTCTAAGGTTATTACTTTTACCTGAACCTTCGTTGCACCATCGTTTAGCATGGATTCGATGATAAACGAAAGCCCATCCCGGGCGCCATTAAATACTTCCGAACTGGCGACGCCATCTTTAACTGAGTTTAGTCTCCAGAATCCCATTCTATTCCTCCTTTCTTATGACCAGTCGCCTGACAGGCACTGGACGAGTTCATTCTTGGTTCCCATGAATAGCTCCAAGGCCTCTAAGGAAATAACGTACCCATTTACAACCTTACCCTTACGGATACGCTGAGTCCTCTTGGCCTTTTCCTTAACTACTTTCTCTGCGGTTGCTTTGGTCATGTTCTCCATCTTAATTGTCCTCCTTAAAGGGTTGGGATTAGTTATCATCCGACACGCCCCTGTCCGGTGTTTAAGTTATAGACCCTTGCGTATTCTTTGAAACAGGTAGGGCAAAGTTCGTTTGCTTTTGAGCGGGGGTGCCTTGGGGTCCCGGTATACTTCGGTCCCGTAGTAGGCCAGCCGCATTCGGTACAGCTGAATTCTTTTGTAGTTTTGGTTATCATTGTTCTACCCTCCATCTGGTTTATGTTTTTTTCCTTTTTCATTAGGTCCCCTCCTCTTTCTATATATAGTGTACTATATTGACTTATAAAAGTAAAGACTATTCGTATATTTATTTGTGCCATAAATCCCTGTTTTTATTGGTTTATTATGGTTTCTTACATAATAATATTGCAATACGTTTTATGAATCCTTAAAAACCCGTATAAATAGGGTAAACGGTATAACACGTAATCGTATATAAATACGTTTATATGTTAGTATACTTGGTTAAGGTGAGTAGAGAGCATATACATAAGAAGAGGCGGCTGAAGTCTACCCGTACCGTGGCTATGGAGACGGTGGCCAATCGCCGAGTGGAGTTCAACGAAGCCGGGGCCTCTGAGAAACCTTGGCGTGCCGATACCAAAACCCTTAAGAAGAAACGAAGAGTAAAGCATAACCTTGCCGACACCACTTTCCCCGGAGTAGAGGTAACTATCCCCGAGTACGAGTTCTGCATACAGTACCTTGCCATGAGCAAACCTAATGCTGGGGTCGCTGCGGAGCTTGCCGGGTTTGCTCGGGTCACCGGGGCCGCTATATTAAAGAAGGCTATGGTGAAGCGGTGTATAAGGTTTATGCAGCATGAACGCAGTAAGCATACCAACGTCCGTGCAGACCAAGTCGTAACCGAGTTAGGGCGTATTGCGTTGGCAGACCCGAAGGAATGTTTTGACAAGCACGGGGTCTTACTGCCTATAAGGGACCTCCCCGAAGACGTGCGCCGTGCCATAGCTAGTATCGAGACAGAGGAGATAAGCGCTGGCCGAGGTAAGAACAGGGTTGTGGTGGGTCACGTGAGAAAGATTAAGTTCTGGCCCAAGCCCAAGGCGTTGGAGAAGCTTACCCAGCACGTAGACGTGAACAGTCTATTCCCTCAGCGTGTGGAGTTGACGGGTAAGGATGGCAAGGAGTTGCAGAGCGCGGTTATTTACCTGCCTGATAACGGCAGGGGTGATAGCAAAGAGGAAGTAGAGGTAGGTGAGGAATGATATGGTTAGGAATGATAGGGTTAGCTTTAGTATTGACATATGTTCATATCAAGTATAGGTTATTGCCTCCAGAGGGTTTGGGACAAAGTGGAATTTTTATAGAGGATACTGCGGAGCAGGTAAATCTTAATGAAATTATTGACGATGTTATGGCCCAGAGAGTAATGGATGGAAGAAGTTGTTTAGTAGATAAAGATAAGGGAGGGTAACTATGGCACGGATCGGGAGACCATTAGCATTAGAGGGTGTACCAATGACACGTAAGGAGCACGATGCCTTGCAGATGTTTAATAATAGTGTTCTGCATCTTGTGGATGCCCCCGTGGACTTTGCTCGCTTCCGTGCTGTAAACGGTTTGTCCGACCCTTTCATTAAGGACCTGGCTTCTGCGTTCCGTATGCTCTGGCCTCATTGGTTTATGAATGGGCGTGGGGAGCTGGCGGATGGTACAGCGGAGCAAGCCCGTGAGGTGTGCCATGAGATAATAGATAAGATACGCCCGCCCAAGGGACTGTCTCTAAAGAGTCCGCTTGGTGTCTTAGCGACAATGGGTGGTATGCGGATTGTTAATACAGGGCGCAGGGGTGGCGGGGCAGTTGAGAAGAGGGAAGGCAGTGGTAGAGGCTATAGGATAGTTAAGTTCTGTGACTACCATCCTGAGAACCGTTCCGTTTCTTACGGCTTGTGTGCAAGGTGTAATGGCCGTAAGTCGAGGATAGAAACAATAATGGATATGGACGATGCTCAGGACCTGCCCAACATTGTGTTTAAGGAAATAATGGAGTATGAGGGCAAGGGCCGGGATTTTATGAAGACAGTAGTAAAGGAAGTGGTGGGGAGGCATCTTGAGAACGGTAGTGAGAGCAACAAGACAGAGGACGTGTGCACGACAGGGTTGAGGATATGAGTGTGAATTAATTATGATCATTGGAACTTCTGCAAAGATAGACGAGCTGGGCGAGGGTAAGTTTCGTTTCGAGGCTGGCGGGGAGTTGCGGCATTTTCAAAAGAATGGTATCTGGCGTCCTGTTGAATTAAACAAAGTTGAAGCCTCCGCGCCATCCGGGCTCACTCATCTATACAAGCAGAACCATTTCGGGCTTGGCATCGATGCCAACAAGGGCAGGTTCAGGGTTTACCCCGACACATCAGACTTCGGTGCATATGTCGAGGTCTACGATATAGGCGAGAAGCCCGTCCAGGTGAGTTCGTCCGCAGAAGGCGTTGTTATCTCACGGCGCATCAATGCATGGAACTGCACCTTCCGGGCGACCTTCAACGACAGGGGATTCTTTAAGGAGTTTATCTTTGACAACGTCGCCAGCATCCCGGACACCATCAAGATGGGCATGAAGATCGTAGGGCTTACCAGGCAGAGGCAGGGCAGGCAGATCAAGCTTGGCAAAAAGACGGTAATGCGATTGCCCGATGCTATTTGGTATGCAGAAGATGGCGGATATATAGGGCTTGTGTCTGAAAACATACAAGGCGAAACGGTTACGCTTGATATTGATAAGTCTGCAATGGCTGGGGTCAGGGGTAAAATCATAATTGATCCCACGCTGACGCTACCAACCAATGTACCGGGGCCGGACTCGAACGGGCTATATCAACAATTCCCTAATAGTGTTTTAAATGCAACGCCGAATCTTGATGCCGGATGGTTTATCAATTTCCAAGTACGTCATTCAATATTCAGGTGGGATATATCCAGTATTCCTGCAGGTTCAACAATCGACAGTTCTACCCTTACTTTATTTGTAACCTTTATATTGGGGGCCGCAAGTGGAAGAACTTATAACATAAACGAAGTTACACAGAGAGCATGGGTACACAGCCAAGCAACATACAACGTGTACTCTACTGGCAATAATTGGGCTACTCCGGGCGGAGATTATACAACGGTAGGAGCGGCCCAATTTGTCTTAGATGTTGCCGCTAATAATACAAAGTCAATAGATGTGACAACACACACACAGAATCAACTCGCTCTTGGTTCACTTGAGCAAACAATGACAGACGAAGGAACGCTCGTCTTTGACGCGCTTCTTGAGGTGGGGGCAGAGGACAACCCGACCGCAAACAAGCGTCCGCTGTTGGTTATCAATTATATGGTTGCTGGAGAAGTAAATCTACTCGATTTTAAACGTGGTCCAGTGCGTGGGTCGCTTAGAGGAATAAGGAGGGCAGCGTAATGTCGGAATTTTTAAGAGATCGTGGAGTAGCCACTGAGATTATTGTCCCGATTATAGATGTTGACAGTCCTGGTCTTTACAAATCAGGACTTACTCTTACTGACGAAGCCTATGCCCGTGATATTGACGACAGTGCGGGGTGGGAAGCTCTTGCTCTTGATGATACCTTTACCGAGATAGGAGCTACAGGGCTTTATTCAATAAAACCTAGTGCTGTTGAAATGGAGCAGGACATAATCATCATTAAGATAGTTGATGCAGCCTCTGCTCTTGGTTCTGCAGAGGATTGCGTTATCATCTATACAAATCTTGACATCATGAAGGCTGATGTAACAGGGGTCGGGTTGTCGGCTGCTGCTATTGCCTCCATACATGATGAAGTGATTGAAGGCACCTTAACCAGTCGGCAAGCACAACGCCTGTTCCTTGCCGCGTTGGTAGGGCTGGCCTCGGGTGGGGGCACTACTGGTATTGCATACAGGGACATAGCAGATAGTAAGGACAGGATAGTCCTAACTGTGGACAGCAACGGCAACCGCTCGGTGGTTGTACTGGATGGCACATAATGGCAATGTTAACACATGGGGCTTGGCCGTTAAGGGCGTGGCCAATATTTGGGTGGCCAATATTCGGGTGGCCAACTTATCTCCCTTTGGGTGCTTACAGTGGGGGTCTTATAACTGTGGCGGTGGAGGACAGGGTGATAAATCTTGACGCGGATAACCGTTTGTTAGAGGTAGCAGCTGAGGACAGAATACTGGAGGCGGTATGAGCATCCCAACATTACTTAAAGACCCCCATGCCATACTGGACTATGGGTTCGACTGGAACCTGTGGCTTGCTACTGGGGAAACCATTGTCACCAGCGCGTGGACAATACCTGATGGCATTACTAAAGATTCCGATACCAATACCACTACCACTACAACGGCATGGTTAAGTGGGGGCACGGCAAGAGAGGAATACTTATTGGTTAATCGAATTACGACAAGCGCGGGTAGAACCGAAGACCGTTCGGTACATATAAAGGTGGAGAACAGGTAATGCAAGTAGCAGTTGAAGATAAAGTAGTAATCCGACCCCAACCCGGTCCACAGGAACAGTTCCTGTCCTCCTCGGCTGATATAGTGTTTTTTGGTGGACAGGCCGGGGGAGGCAAAAGCTTCGGGCTTGAACTCGAACCCACTAGGCATATCCATAATCCCGGCTTCGGTGCCGTGATATTTCGTAAGACCTCGGTACAGATAAGGTCAGAGGGTGGGCTTTGGGATACCAGCGAAATGATTTACCCACACTTGGGAGGGGTGCCCTCGGAGTCCACGCTGAAGTGGGTATTCCCTTCCGGCGTGAAGTTTAAATTCCACCACATGGAGCACGAAAAGAATAAGCATGACCATCAGGGTGCACAATACCCGTTCGTTGGCTTCGATGAGCTTATTCATTTTAGCAAGGGCCAATTCTTTTACATGCTGTCGCGTAACCGCTCGGTGTGTGGGGTAAGACCGTATGTAAGAGCTACAGGCAATCCTGACCCCGATAGCTTTGTGCGAGAGCTAGTGGACTGGTGGGTAGATAACGATACCGGTTTACCAATGCTTGGACAGGACCGGGCCTCGGGTGGGGGCAAGCTCCCAAACCGCTCGGGAGTTGTGCGCTGGTTCCTTCATACTAATGACGAGTTGATATGGAGTGACAGTTGGGAAGACTTGGTGAGGCGTTATGGTTGTAAGCATCAGGTAGACGTATTGAAATACTTTATGGATTTTAAGACCAACGAGTTACCATCTTTCGCGTTCTGTCCTACCTGTAACGCTCCGGGTGTGATACCCAAGTCGTTTACGTTCATACCGTCTTCAATATTTGACAACCCGGCGCTGCTTAGTAAAGACCCCGGCTACCTAGCCAACCTCCGGGCCTTGTCCCTGGTTGAACGCGAGCGCCTGCTGGGGGGTAATTGGAACGTGAAGGCAGCGGCAGGTATGTTCTTCCGCAAGGAATGGTTTGAGGTAGTGGACGCTGTGCCCACAGGTTTAAGAACTGTAAGGTACTGGGACCTTGCGGCCACGGATGAGAAGGAAGGCGAAGACCCCAGCTACACCGTGGGCTTTAAGATGGGTGTAGATAACCAAGGCACTTATTACATACTGGATATATACCGTCAACGTGTGACAGCTTTGGGAGCCAAAAGGGCCATGCGTAACCTAGCCACGCAGGATGGCAGGAGTTGTCACGTGTGGGTAGAGCAAGACCCTGGTCAAGCCGGCAAGGCACAGGTACAGGACATCATAAAGTATCTGGCAGGGTTTGTATGCAAGGCTAACAAAGTGCAGGAGAGCAAGGGCAAACGTGCTGGCCCATTTAGTGCGCAATGTGAGGCCGGCAATGTAAAGGTGTTAAGGGCTGTTTGGAATGAGCCCATGTTCAGGGAATACGAGAACTTTGATGGCACTGATAAAGGTCACGCTGACCAAGTAGACGGTGGGAGCGGGGCGTTCTGGGCCCTGACCAAACGTAAGAAGGCTGGGGCTTGGGGTCGCGAGGTCAGGGTTCCGGCGTGAGGAGGGTGGCATAGATGAGAACTAAGTTTCCAATGGGTACTAATAACAAAGCTATTGTCAAGCGACAGGTAGTTGCGCTTTCCCAGCTGGTGTCGAGGGCCAGTCTTGCTTCAGCTATGGGTAAGACCTATGGTGGCCAAAGGGACACATACACCGCACTTGGTTATAAGAAGACCTTGCAGTTCTCAGATTATGCGGTCCGTTACTTGAGGCAGGACATTGCGAAACGTATAGTAGACGCCCCAGTGGACAGCACTTGGCGCAAGAAACCTGAGATAAAGGAAAAGGGCGAGAAGGATGCCACCGCGTTCGACGAGGCTTGGGAAGAGTTGGTAAAGGCGAAGCGGTTATGGAACAAGTTTATCCGGGTGGACAAGCTGGCGGGGATTGGTCGGTATGCAATACTGGTACTGGGCTTTGATGATGACCAGGAACTAAGCCAACCAGTGGAAGGCGCAACAGAACTCTTATACGCCCAGCCCTATAGCGAAGGTTCGATATTGATAACCCAGTACGATGAGGACGTAAAGAGTGAGCGCTTCGGCAAACCCTTGATGTATAAAATCACTATGCTTGATACCGTTACGACCAGCAGTAGTGTCACACGCGAAGCCTATACAACGCGGAGCGGTCTAGGCAAAGAAGTGCACTGGACGAGGGTACTCCATGTGGCGGACGGAGCGTTGGAGCAGGACGTGTATGGTATCCCAAGGCTTGAAGACGTATACAACCGTTTAGAGAACCTTGAGATAGTGGTTGGAGGCGCAGCGGAAATGTTCTGGCGTGGTGCTTTCCCCGGCCTTGCGTTTGAAGCCGACCCGGAAGCCGACATCGGTGACCAAGACATGTCCGACTTGCAGGAGGAGATAGAGGAATACATACATGGTTTAAGACGTTATATGCGAGTACAAGGTGTTAAGGTGAACTCGCTTACGCCACAGGTAGCCGACCCCAAGGGCACGGTGGAAGTTATATTACAAATGATAAGTGCTGCTAGAGGAATACCTGTCCGTATCCTTACTGGTTCGGAGCGAGGGGAACTGGCCAGTTCACAGGACGAGTCCAACTGGTTAAGTAGGATAGCGGAACGTCGGGAAGACTTTGCCGAAGCCTTTGTGCTCAGGCCCTTTATAGACCATTTAATAGACATAGGGGTGTTACCCGACCCCGTTGAAGGTTATGAGATACTATGGGGCGACTTACTTAGTTTGAGTGAGAAGGAACAGGCCGAGGTGACTAAGATTAAGACAGAAGCCCTTGCCACCTATACCAACGCGGTGGGTGCAGACCTAATCATACCCCCCGAGGTTTACTTGAAACGCTTCTTTGGGTTTACGAATGATGAGATAGAACAGATGCAGGAGGAGATAGGGATTATCTTTGACCGTGCAAAAGAAGAACAAGATCTCATTAATGAAGAAGAGGAAGCGGCTCGATTAGAAAGGGCAGGTGCACCGGCATGAGTATTACGGCAAAGCGGATGATTATTACACCCGATTGCATAAGGCATCACGGAAGCTTTGAGACCGCCCTTGCAGTGGCTTTAAAGGAAGTTGAGGACGCTGCCCTTATGTGCAATGAGAGTTGGGGTGAGAGGGCCAATGTGCACGTTGTGGTTGAGGTGGAACGGATAGAAGTAGTACCAGTTGACGAAGGTCCTAAACAGGTGACGTTATCTGGCCTTCCTGCCAAGGAAGGTGAGGATGCTCCGGCCCCGGATATGGATAAGAACGTTGGTGGTACTCATAAGGACTATTGGGTTCTATCGCATGCGCAACGGGGGAAGGGATTTGTGCGCCCGGTGCGGCAGGTCTATACACATAAGACCTGTGGGTTCAATACAAAGATGGATATAAACATAGCCGAAACCTATGCCAGAAACCCCAAGTTCTATGGACAGACCTTTTGTGTAAAATGTAAAGGTCATTACCCAGTGGGTGAGTTTGTATGGGAGGGTACTGAAGAAGTTGTTGGCAGTTAAGGAACATAAGGGCTGTTGCGGTAACAGCAGGGTGCTGGGGGCGAATGCGTTCCGTCTAGTGGCGAACGCTGACCCTTCGAGAACCCTTACCTTGCGCAATGAGTTCGGGCGCGATATGAAGCGAAGGTTCAACGCGCTCGCCCGTGACATACGAAAAACCGTGGCAGACCATGACGCCCTCGGTCTAAGCGATAGCACCGCCATAGCCATCCAGGAAGCCGCCCCGCCCAAGGCTTTTGACTTCCGTCGCAGTGACCAGAAGGTTCGGGGGTTTATGACTTGGTTGAATAAGCAGGAGGCGCAGGGGTTGTTGACAATCACCACTATGCCGGACAGGCTTAACGGGGGATTGATGCAGGCCCCTTGGGCTAATAAATATGTGCAGACCAGTTATCGTAAAGGGATAATCCGTGGCCTTTCTGAATTGAAGGGTGCTGGGTACAGGGTAAGCGAGTCTAATGATATGCCGGGTCGCAGTGGGTTCTCATCTGGCTTCATAGCCCCAGTACACGCCGATAGGCTGGCTTTGCTTTATACCCGTACATTTAGCGAGCTAGAGGGCATTACACGAGCTATGGACATGAGGATAAGCCGCACCCTTGCTCAGGGTATGGCGGATGGTGTAAACCCTAACGTCATGGCCCGTAATTTGGTAAGGGATGTAAACTTCTCTATGCGCAGGGCAATAGTGATGGCCCGCACCGAGGTTATAAGGGCACACCACCAAGCCAATATTCAGGAATACCGTAACGCGGGTGTTCTAGGTGTTCGCGTGATAGTGGAGTGGATGACAGCTGGAGACTTCCGGGTTTGCAGGCGTTGTAAGAGCTTAAACAAGAAACGATTTACCTTGGACGAAATAGATGGCATGATACCATTGCACCCGCTGTGACGATGTGTGGCGGTGCCCGTGCCGGCAACCGATGTCAGACGATTAGGTAAGAGGAGGTAGAAAGGCAATGGCAAGCAAGACCATAATGAATCAAAACCATCACTTAAAGGTGCTGGGAGCGCAGGTAAGGCGGGACACGTTTGAAGGTCGTCCGCACCTAATCGTACCTGTGGTGATACTTACTGAAGGTGTACACCACGGTTCCGGTGGTCGTATCCTTTACACAGCAGAGGAAATGTCTAAGTTCCCAGACGCTTGGAACGGCAGGCCCATACCAGTGTTCCATCCCACGGAGAATGGTGAGCCAGTTAGCGTAACTCACCGGAGGTTATTGAACAGCAAACCGTGGGGCAACTTTTCAACACTGTGTTTGTGCCATCAAGTAATGGCTCTAGACTTATCAGCGAGCTATGGCTGGATGAGGAAAAGTTGAAGACCCTATCGCCCCAGACAGTAAGCATATTGGACACTGGCGGGAGGCTTGAGGTTTCCACTGGTATGTTTAGTGAGAACGAGGTGAAGAGCGGTGTATTCAATAATAAGGAGTATGACCTCATTGCTCATAACTACAGGCC